ATAGTTAATACCAGTGTCACCTGACGGTGTTTTAACTGTACATTTAAGATCTCTAATATCTTCTTCAACATTATCTTTTAACTTAATTCCTTTATATTTTTCGATAATGTGTGCTAGTTTGCCTATGTGTGTGCTAAATTTCATCAAGTTTCTCTTGTAATAGTTATTTAAAAGTTTAATGATTGTAACAGTGTTAGCATTACTATTAGATGTTGTTTATCATAAAATTATAAAAGTCTTTATTTTCAACATCAATCATTATAGTAGAATCGTATGTTAAACATTTTCCAGCTCCAGTTGCTACTTCTTGTAATGCTTGTGGATTTTTTAAAAATGCATTAATTACATCTACTTGATGATCTCTAAGCATAATTTCTTCATTTTCAGCAGGATGCCCTTCTGGCCATCTAACATTCTGATCTGCCCAAAATCTTGATGTAATCTCGCTGAAATTTAGTTGAACTAAATTTCGGTTATCTTCAATTTCTGAAATTTCTATATTGTTATTAGCTAATATCTCAATTATAGTAGGCAAATGATTAAGATACCCTACTCCGCCAATTCCAAAAAATGCAACAGTTCCGTCCCACCTACCTAATTTATATTGTGGCATATACTTAGCATATGGTACTTGAAACTTTAATGCTGATGCTATTTTTCGCCTAACATCGACAGGCAATCCTTCAAATTTAATGTTTACTTCGTCGTTAATAATTAGTTTGCAATGTTCCATTGTTAATTCCATAAATTGTATTAAGGTAAAGACTTTCGTGAATAATTAAGTCGCAGTGCATGGTTATATAAGCTATTATTTTAGAGAAAAGAGGAGCATCAACGATTAGTGCTGTACTAGGCTTCCATGATATTTTTAGTAAGATGTTTGGTAATTGCACTGCTGAAACGTAAACTATTTTAGTATCTGCTTTGATTAATTTAGATAACTTTAGTTCTTTTATCTCATTTGCTAGTTGTGTATTTGAATAAATAATTTGCTGATTAGAGGAGTTTGTTGAATCAATCAAACAACACTGCTGTTCTAATGGTATTTTTGGTTCTAGATACTTTGCAATGTTAGTAATTGCAGACCCGCTAGATGATCTAGTAGCAACTAGTATTGGGGTTCGATCTAGTAGCATTAGTGCATCTAGTAAGTTAGTAATATTATTGCAATCTAACGGATGATACATTGCTACAGAATCTCTATTAGCAATTTTCTCAACTAACGACGTACCTTTCAGTTTAGGTACTAGATTAAACCCATATCTAAATTTTCGATCTACATATTTAAGATATGTGGATTCATTTATCTCACCTATTTCATTAACAATGATCTCATTTAGTTCTTTAGGAATATTATGCAGCTTATTGTCTTTAATACCGCATAAATATTTCTCAGATTGCGTTAAACAATCATTTACTTGAAAATACATTTCTAATAATGTATCTTCGACATATATATTTTTTCCAAGTAATCCTATTACTATAGGTGGAATTACGTACTCAACTATTGCAAAAAAATATATTCGAGTTAAGTTATTTTCTAGTTTAAATTGTTCTACATGAGTTGGCATTATATTACAAATTTGTTTAATTTCTTTATTAGAAAGTGTTCCAACAATACTAATGTTTCGAGTTATACAATTTATATTAGCATAATTAATCGAATCATTTGATAAATTAAATAGCCATTCTTTTAATTGTTCCAGTGTAATAGAGTCGTTAATTGTATACCCATGTTTTACAAAGATTATTAAAATATGTTGATACAACACATTTGATAACTTCGTTTCTTTTAACAAAAGACGATTACTGCGAGTTAACACACAGTGTTCAGTGCGAGTAAGTGTCTTAATAGTAGTCATTGCAGATACAATGCTATTATTGATTAATTGTTTATCTATCATAGATATAGTCACTATTAAAAATTATATTTTACACGATTCTAACGGCAAAGTCAACAAAGTTAACGGCATTCCTTTTTCAAGTTCTGTAATAGTGTACTCTGTGTGTGAAAATTTTACTAACCATTCACTTCTATCTGGGCATATTGGTTTATTAATGTTATTAATATCTAAATTTCCAACTGGTGCAATAATACTCGATCTATCGCAAAATACTGGATACCCTTGCAGTATTGCTTGCACACCGGGATTTGAATTGTAGTTTATAACTGCATGACAATTTTCAAATGAGAGATCATACTCGTCGTATGTATTTTTTATTTTTTTAGGAATCTCATTATAGATTAACAACGATTTATTCTCATTAAAATTAAATCTAGATCTAGGATGTTGACGGACATAAATCGGCTTGTTAGTATGTTGCCTAATAGTTTGTATAGTATCTAACACCCATTTAGACATTTGCGGTAATCCATACCATTGCTGACTATTTGGATTTTGGCAACATATTAAAATTTTATCCCCTTTAGTTCTCCAGGGCATTAATTTTATGTTTAATAGGTTAGGTCGAGTTGTATCATTACTATTTGCTGTGTAATCGATCATTTTTTGATTATTATACAACAAAACTTTCCATGTACTATTTCTCTTAATACTACCTACTTCTAACACAATAACAGGTTTATTATCGTAAAAGATTTGTTTATTATGGAGCATTCTGCCTTTCCACAAAATGCTCCATATTACATTAACATCTTGATCTTTAGTTACAATCGTATGTCCAAACTTTTGTAATCCAGATGAAAATGCTTCAAATACCGGAGCACTATTTAATGCTCCGTACTCTGTCCATAATTTAAATCTCATTCCAGTACTGTTCTGTCCGAGCTTGCATTAAATCTTTTTTCTTACTTTTTCCATTAAACTTTCGATCACCTTTCATATGATCGATCCATTTTCCTAGTACAGAGTTAATTAACGGATGTCCCCCACCACCGGTTTTAGCAATAGTTAAATATACATCTTCTGAATAATCGAGTACATTTGGATTAGTCTTTTTTAAGTTATCTAATATAGTGCCAAATACAAATGAATCGTGCCATTCTTGCAATGTAAAGATTCCATGCTCTGCATCTTCGTACATATTTTCAAAAGTTTTTAAAAATATATGACAAATATTGTTATTTAAATTTAAACCGTAAAACCCACATTCAGGCCAAGTTTGCGATCCTTTTCCTCGTCCTACATACGTTATCCACTTGTCATCAGGGAATAACTCTATCATTTCGCCATACATCCAAGGTGAATGAACTATAGTATCAGCATCTATCCAAACACACCAATCTTCTTTAAGTGTATCACATGCATCAAACACTGCATAAACTTTATTTGCAAATCGAATAGCATTCCATTTAAATTCTTTTTGAAAGTCTCTAGGTCTTTTTTCAGGAAAAGGACATTTACCATTTGCTTTTGGTACATCTTTCCATGTTTCTTTAAATTGGTTTAATTTGGGTAATTTTTGTTTTGCATCATATACAATAATCCGTTCATCATGTACTTTAGGTGTGCAGTCTTCTGCATATACTAATAATTTACATCGTGTGTCTACATTGTTAGAAAAACTATCTAAAAATCGTTGCCCATATACTTCTAAACCTTCTTTGTGAAAGGTCGTTACAAATGTTATATTTTTCATTTTATTGCCCATTGTCTTAAATGTTTCCACGCAGTTCCATCTTTTAATTCGTCTAATGTCCAGTGCATTTGTGCCATCTGTTGTATCCATACTGACCTATCAAATTCTCGAGGATTATCTAAATCTCGTAGATTTGTATGTGCAACAGGCGATGCTTGGCTTCGTTGCGGGTCTAGTACAAACACTGGAACTCCTTCAATTGCAGCAACTACACCTGGACTTGAATTATAACTAATAACTGCGTGTGCGTCTACTAAATCGTGCGTTAAATTTTCTGCACTAGAAATTGACACATTTTTTAACTTGTATCTAGATAATGTTCTACTATGATCTTTAGCTTTTTTGTCACCTGGATGAAATCTTACTACTATTGGCTTTTTAGTAAAAAGTTGAACACTTCTAATAGTTTTTAATAGCCACGGTATTAGTTGTTGGCCGTTCATACTCCATCCGCCATTTCGTTGACAACAAATTAAGATAGTTTTACCAGAACCGATATTCCAAGGTTTTAAATCAATGCCTAGTTTATCTTTAATAAGCTCCCATCGAGATGGGTCTGGATCACTATTACAATATTCGCCGGTATTTGGAAATATCCCATCATAACTATATCGTAAAAATTTATTTGTATTTTTTGGATCAGCATATAAAAATAAATTACTATCTACGATAATAGTTCGTTTTTTATTTGCTATTTGATTTTCATATACTGCTTTTCTCAGTTGCAAATGTGGGGCATTTTTACTATTTTCATGCACAAAACCCTGTATAACTGCAACATCAGTATTTACAGGAGTGTAATCAGTTACAATAGTCCCATCATCCCCTGCACGCCATACACCTTCTATAAAATTAACAATTATAGCTGGCTTTTCCAAGTTAGTATTGCCCGGAGGGATACCCATTAAGTATGAAGCTACTGTAATAGTCATTGTAAATTATACTCCTCTATTAATTTAAAGACAGATCCGTTTAACATTTCTTTAGGAGTATATTGACAATATCCTAACCAGTGCTGCCATTTAACAACTTTTTCAGTATCACTATACAACGGTGATTCTATTTTTGATAAATCTTTTAAACATAAATCGTCTGCTGCTGTAGGAGCTAAAGTGAATGCTGGTATTCCAAATCCTATAGCTTCTATTGCGGCAATGCTATTATATGTAACTACTGCATATATATTATCATTAATAAATTGATTATATATGTTGTTAGCTCCTACCCGTTCTCTTCGAGACAATTTATCTCGAACAATTATAGGACGATCTGTATATTTCTTTAATTCAGTTATAGTTTCATTTAACCAAGTATCACGATCGACTCCATAAAACATACACGGTTTGTCAGACGGAGTAACAATTAGAATAGCAGATCCTTTAGTTTTCCATTCTGTAAATGGTAAGTATGGTTTATCTTTACTAATTAGTTTAAATCGTTTATCAGGTAAATTGTAATTAGGAGTAGTGTGCTGCATATTATTAGGGACTACTCTATGCCACACTTTCCGTTTTTCTAAATTTCCAATATATCCTGTATCAATGTAAAAGTAGTTGCGTGTTTGTTGTTCGCATAATGCAACTGTTTTACGTTGAGTCATACTTCTAAAAATAACTGCTTCATTAATGTGGGCGGTTTTTAAATCTTTATAATCATCAATAAATCTTGCTTTCCCACCTTTAGCAAGACATTTGACAATTTCATCAGTGTTATCTATTGCTATCATATTAAAGGTGCTGTTGTTGTGAATATTCTGTATATATACGTTCTCTATGCCACTCGTTTGCCATATTAGTTAATGAAAAATCGTGAAAGCACGGTGTTCCTAGTGTATAGTGTAATAATTTAGCTGACGCATTATCTCCAAATTCATCAGGTAGCCAATTCCATTCAATAGGCAACTCACCAATTAAGGAATCGTCTAACCATGTAAATCGATGCACTGTTGCACCTGATGCATGTTGTACAAAATTAGTAGTTACTTGTTGATTTGCTTTATGGCCACAATTCCACAAAATTACACTTGACCAATTTTTTCTTGGATAGTCTTCGTTTTTTGCTCCAAGATACTTTTCAGTTAATCGGGTTTTATATGAATGTTTTACTACCATTACAGCTTTTGAATCGTCCTTTAAATTCCATAAGTTTAAAATATCATCTCTAACAATCATGTCACCGTCTATAAAAATAGCCCAACCTTTGTAATCCATTAAGCTAGGTACTAAAAATCGACTGTAAATAAAGTTATTACTACCATCTGTATGTTCTTCAGAGTAAGTAGACAATAAATTTAATGCAAGTGGTGAAATACTAACAGGTGTAGATGCTAGTCTAATTATAGAGTTAGAGCAAACATGATATGCTATTGCTTCCCTATGGTCATATCCTATAAAAATTGGTATCATTAATCTCTCCGTTCTATGTCATCTTCGACACACTCTAGTCCATATTGAACTTCTAATATATAACAGGGGTTGTCAGTTTGATTTATCCCTTGATGCCATACACCTGGCTGAATTACGTACCCTGTGTCGTTTGCACGTAATGTTGTTGTATAAGGCAAGTCCATCCATTCAGTATATACAACGCATTCGCCGCTTAACACATACCAATGTTCAGCTCTATTAGTATGTCTTTGAACTGACAATTGTTTATGGGGTTGGATCACTAGTTCTTTAACTTTGTATATTTTTTTATCATTTAAGACTCTATACCAGCCCCACGGTCTTTCAACTTTTGGATTTTTATATTCCTCTAATATCCAAGAAGAACTATTTTTCTTTGTCGATCCGCCAACTCCAAATTTAAACGTGACTCTACTGTTATCTTTATATTTAATATATTCGGGAATATTAGTCGATTCTCTATCTCCACCATTTGCAAATATAATTTCATAATCAGGATATTGTGCTAAACAACATTCGATAGCATCACATGCAGTATTATCGTCGTCAGAAAATGTTATCGTTTGATCTACCATTTCCAAGTTGTTTACAATACACATACGTTCGTGCATTGGCATAAACGGTTTTCCTTTTTTTCGTGCTAACCATTCATCGGAATTTAGACCTACTATTAAGTAATCTCCTAAACATTTTGATTCTTTAAACGACGCAATATGGCCAGAATGAATAGGATCATATCCTCCAGTACATAGTACAATTTTTTTCATATCTTAAATCTCGCTAGTTTATATCATTCGTATTTAGTATGCAAAAAATAGTCAACTAAATAAATGTATGATACTTCCTCAACAAAAACTACTATTTGTACATATTCCAAAAACTGCTGGTCAGTCAATATATGAATTTTTATTTGAAAATATAAATGTTCCATACACATTAGACAATTCATCGTATGGATTAATATCAAATCAAGATTTATCTTTACCAGGACCTCAACAATATCATCATTTATTTTTTAAAGAATATATCAAATTTAATCTAATCAATGAAGATGATATATGTAATTACAACATATTTACATTTGTTCGAAATCCATATGAACGATTTAAAAGTGCATTTTATTATAGATATTTACATAAAGAATATTCTTATGAAACATTTTTAACTGACGTTTATCCTACTCTTTCTGAAAATGACGATTTATACCGTCATTTTTGTCCACAACATTTATATATAGAAGGATGTAATAGTGTAAATATCTATAAGTTGGAAGATGGGTTTAAACCGTTTATGTGCGATTTGAAAACAATGTTGAAATTAACACATAAGTTTGTTAAAAAGAACAATCAGTCTTCGTATAAAAAACCATTTCCATTTACACACAGAAATATCAGCTTATTAAATAAAGTGTATGCTAATGATTTCAAACGGTTTAATTACAGTATGCATACGCCTGGTCATTTTCCCACTGCATTATAGACTTATATCCTAATGTGTTTAAATATTGAGTTAAGTCATCGAGAGTATACCCGTAATTTAAACAACAATCATTAGTTTCTAATACTATTAGAGGTTTGCACTGTTTAATAGTATTTTCGGCTCCTTCTAGTGCAAACTTCTCATAACCTTCTAAATCTAAATGAATTAAGTCAACTTCAGACAAAAGTTGACTATCTATTGTAGTTATTTCAATACTTCCACTTTCCGACTCATTAATTGAATGATTTCCAGTATTTTTCCTATTTTCATTCATTGAAACTAGTTTTGATGTATTTCCTAAACCTTTGTTAATGATTTTAATATTTGAAATTTCCTTAGTATTTTCTACTAAACATTCATAATTAATAATACTAGGCTCGTATGTATACACTGTGTCAAAAAACGATGCATATTGATAAGGATATAATCCACAATGTCCTCCTGCTTGAATCACTGTACGATGCGATGGAATCATTGATGAAATTGTTTCTGGAAATTTTAAATGATCTGAATTAGTTAAGTATTTCCATGCTTTCTTATCAGTAGCAGACCATTTCCACGTTTTTCCTAAAATTTCTCGATAATCAAATTTAGTTTTTTTCATAATATGTTAGTTGCCTTATTTTGGCTAAATCATGCAATTTGTATAAAACAAGTGTGTTGTCATTTTAAAAACCTTGAGATTTTAACCGTGCTAATAAAGCGGTTCCATGTTCTTCTATCCATGCGTTGTAATTAGCTCTATCGGATTCCATTTTAGTATTCACTTCTTTATAAGTACTATCTAATTGTGATTTTCCTAAAGAATGATGTAAATGTTCTACAACAATATCTTCACGTAATGTAATGCAATTTAATCCTTCTCCAACAAACTGCCAACTATTATCAAGAAAAAAATGAACAGTTGCTGGATGTCCAAACCATCCAACTGCTCTTACTAAATCTCCTCCACATACCGGATGAGTTGGTAAGTGCTTTTTCTTTCTTTTTCCCAAGTCATCTGGATGAGCAATTTTTCTTAGTCCTGCTTCAGTTGCAAGCTCTTTATCCCAAAAGTCCGTTCGAGGAACAATATCGTCGGCACCTAACCCATACCAATCTTCGTTAGGATATTTTTTAAACATTTCTTCCATTGCAGCTTTTAGTCCTTCTCTAGGACCAACATTGATTATAAAACTTTTAGGAAATTGTAACTTTAGATATTCAGTTAAAAATGGGTCATCTTCGTCTAGTCTTACATAAACAGCAGATGATCCTTTAGTATCTACATATGCATCTATAAATCGTTTTAAACTACTTGGTCTTCCTCTTGTCGGTAAACTCCACATTATTTTTTCTCCAAATGTTTAGTTAAACTTGCTGAATTAATATTATCACCGATTGAATAATACGGGTGCAATCGTGCAATACTTGGAACAGTTGTATATGTGTCTAATACTAAATCACCTATTTGTTGATCAGCAGGAACATGTCCGTGCTCTTTAATAAACTCTAAAAGTTTTTGTGCTCCTAAAGGTTTTAATATGTATGCGTATGCGCCTTTGAAATAGTTGCCAGTTCCATTAAACTTTTTAGTTTTTAATATTTTAGCTTTTGGATTATAATACTTTTCAATAGTAATCGGTAATGTATCTTCGGATAATAATTGGGTATTATATTTTGAACTATATGGATCAAGACGATCCAATTTCAACACATCAGTAAACAAATCAAATATATTTTCAGGTAATGGTTTTAACATATAACCATCGTGTTCCAATATTAAAAATGGTTCATCTGTTGAAGCGCACATTTCCCATAATTTATAATGACTAAAAAAGCATCCTAATACGCCTAATCTATTTTTTTTGAATTTCATTGCTGGAAAAATATTAGTTTCTTTATATAATTCTTTAGCATAATTTCCATCAATTGCATCAAAAAAAATAGGTGATAATCCATTATTAACTGCTTTATCAAAGCACTCCTGCGCCATTGTACAGGAGTGTTTGTTTTCTTTTAATCGAATAATATATGTTTTCATATTAAAGATAATGCACACTAACAGCAATACCAATCGACGCTAATAGTCCAATAGTCATCTTAGCAAAATCACGCCTAACCATTGGAAATACATTTTTCATTTTTTTATTAGTAACTGTTGCAATAGCAAACTCTCGTCCTGCTAATAATCCTACAAAAACCCATGTTGTAGACATTGGTATATTGTTTAGTTCTTTAAAATACCACAGTATAAACGCATACGCTAAATCTACAATAGTAGCAGATCTAATAAATTTTGTTGATGTTTTTTGTTTTACTATTGATTGAATTTTTCCACCTCGTTCGTAAAACATAACCGCTAATAAACTTACAAATACAAATAATACAATACACAAATGTAGTACTGATAATTCTCTAGGTAAAAATACAGCAATATTAGCCATATCATGTGAAAGCCACATAAACCATAATAAACCTGTACTACACCACTGTGCAACTTTCCATGTATTGTTTGCTTCTTCGCGAACTTTCTTTGACTCGTCTAAAAATCTTGCAACAATAAACCATAAAGCATATGCAAATATTGCTGCAATAATATATCCAATAACTGACTTTAATAGCATTTTCTCTAATACAAGAGATGATGCAAATGCTGATAACACTAAAAATGAGGTTGATACTGGAACTCCAAATCTAGTTAATATCAATAATAACCCAGGAGCTAACGCATGATACCACTGAACTTCTTGATATGGAATTTTCGTTAATCTACCAAAGGAAATATCTCCATTGTACATGTACCAGCTATATCCCAAAGTTCCAACTAATACAATCGACGCTGCAATCCATAAGTATTGCCATCTAACTTTACTGTTAGAGGACATAAATGTTCCTAAAGTTTGAACACTGTCGTTTGCGATTACAGAATATGCTGCTAATAAAAACCCAATTCCCATGTATACTGTTGATAATTCTATCATTTGTTAACCTTTAATAATGTTATACAGAAGCATCTTCCATTCCTGCAACCCTTAACTTAACAATGTTAGTTAATTGCCATTGTTTAATATCAAGAGATTTTAAAAGACCCAACCATTGATTTCTTAATAATGCAAATCCGTTTATTATAACTTCAAATTCAGCTACATCTGCTTCTCCGTCTACGTATTTTTCAACGTCACGGCTAGACAATGCTCGCTGATAATGTTCTAAATATTTTTTAAAATATAAACTACGCATTTTGCGTAGTTCAATATTTAGATAGTTCAAAATTGCTTCAATTTCTTGAAGTTGACCAAATCGGTACTCGACAATCCCCGGCAAGTCTGCTGATAATTTTTCAATATTTCCAAAAATTTTTAGCTCAGATTTTGCAGTAACTAATTCTGATTCAAAATGTGCTCTTGCATGTGGAACTTGAGTGATATCATTAACAATATCAGTATACCAACCCATTATTAATCCTCGTCAGTCTCAATATCATCATCGTCATCTTCTTCTTCATCAATATCTAAATAATATTGAATAGCAGCGTCTAATGTTGGATCTAAACTTAATAAGTCTTCAATAACTGAATCTTCTACTTCAAGGTCTACTAATAAATTAATATACTTTTCAGCTAATTCATCTAGATGTTTTTTATCAACGTGATCTCTAAATAAGTGCCAAATGTCAATAATATGTTGTTCATTCATGTGTAATATTCTCCTCTGTATCAGTTGCCAATTCTTCAACAACTTCAGAGTTATTTACCATTTTTTCTTTTGAACTAAAGTCTTTCATAATCATATCTAATTTCTGCCAATGATGCCATATTTTACGAAATTCAATATGTTCATTTCCTTGAGGATCAACATATCGTAACCGATTTCCAGTTTTTTGTAATAATCCTCGTTTTTCAAATAAGTCAACTAAACCTGAATATGGATCCATGCCGCGATCATATGGAATTTTAACTTGCACACCTTCAAATGGTTTTGCATATCTAGTTTTCATCACTTTACATGCTGATCGAATACCTAATACCTCAGAAGTTTTATTACCATCTTCATCTTCTTTTAATTTTAATTTTTTCATTGCTACTACAATAGAAGACGCATAGATAAAACCTGAGTTATGACTTACAATTCCACTATCTAATAAGTAATGATGTGCATCTGGTACACAAATATCATACACCGGTTGTATACCAATACTTTTTTTGCTTTTAATTTTTGCTTTTTTTAAATTCATTTAAATATCCTCTTTATAGACCCATTTTTTGCTGCCACAATCCCAAATGCGATCATAGCCGTTATCTTTCATTATTTCCCACTCAGTTAAATTAGGATTCCCTCCATTTTTAACTAACCGTTGCTTTGTAAACCTAAGTCGATGATGTCTAACGGTTGAATCATTAAAATACCAGTAATTAGGTAAAGTATCGTGAACATATTTAAATCCCAGTTGTTCGTATAGATTTCCAGTAAAGTATCTATTGTCACTGTATGTATATATTTCAGAATGTACGTTAGCTGCTAAAAAGGCAGAAAACATTTTTTGAGCTATTCCTATTAACATATATTCAGGATGAACACAGTATCTACTTAGTTCATATATTGAATCACGATCTCGTTTAAACGTCATTACTGCTAGTAATTTATTTTCATAGTACGCTCCATACTTAATACTAGCAGAGGCATACTTTTGTAAATGATACTTTTCACAGAACTGTCGTGCTTCACTACTACTTATTTCTTTTACCTGTGTTTTTCTACCATATACTTTATGTTTTGGTATTCCACATACGGTACTAATAATAGAAAAAACTGTTTCCTGATGATTATTAAATTCATCTTCAAATATATGTATTAAACGAATATCTTTCTCTTTGCATAGTTTTGTTTTTTGCAAATGATAATATCTATCTTTATTAGCAAAATGTTCACTATGCCACCGCAACCCATTAATTTCAATTGCAACTTTCAAATCAGGTAAGTAAAAGTCCAATTCGTATGGAGCAATAATGCTTCTAGTGTTTATTACAAATTTTTGGTTGTTATTAACCAAGAATTGTTCAACTAACTGTTCATACGATGACTTTTTAGGTAATAAGTGTTCCCAATTCATTTGAGTAGCAACATTTTTTAAATGTGCTGGATATAATCCCAATATTTGACTAGCTTTAGTATAAGAATTTTCACTAAGAGTATCGTATATTAACTTATAGTCGTATAGTTTAGGATTATTTGTTTGATATGTTTCAATTGCTTTTTTTCTAAACTCCGCTCGATATTCTTCTGAATTAAACTTACAAAATGGATTAGAAAAGCCAGTATTTTCACGATACGTTTTTACGGTTTTATTGTGTATCTCTAATGATTCTAATGGTGTTTTATGACCAAATTTCTTAATATTAGTAGCGGTTCTTTTTTCATTAAATGCTTTGTATAAACTATCACTACCGTATCGTTTAAGAAGTGTATCTTTAAATTTTTCTTTAATTTTATCAGACTGATGTGCATGTTCGACACCGTACTTTTCCATCATGGTATTATGTTTCTTATTAATCGAGTGCTGACAATTTTTCTTACAAGTATATTCGTTATGATACCCATTAAACTTCATACGATGTCCGTACATACAATATATACTTTCCATTTTTAAGTAATAGTTAACCGCTTCGACAAAGTTAGCATACGGATCACTAAAACTCCACGAATCTAATATTTCTTGATATAAAGATGGATTGCGTAATTTAACTACTCGTGACAACGCGGCTAAATTAGTAGTATTTTCAACGTACTGTTGCAATTCATCTTTTGTCATTTGTTAGACGCCTACTCGTAAAATTTCATCATCTACTGATAACTCAGCAAGTGTTTTCCATACTAGTTGACTACCGTTTACTTGTGTTAAAAACTTATGTTCACCGGTTGCTTGAATAATTTCACCAGTTTCTAATTCAATTTCAAACACTTCTTTATCATTAAATTCAAATGTCTTTTCAACATTAAAATCGCCTTCAAGGGTAACAACAGTATCGTTGATTTGAATATCTTCAATGTTTTTCAATGAGCCATCTGCCATTTGCACTTTATGGCCAGCAGTTAAACATCCTCCTGCAATTTTATCATCAGGGTCAAACATGTCTTGACTAGCATATGTATGATTTGTAGCAACTAATCCAATATTATGAGATCCAAACATATTAACACAATTTGTTACAAGTGCTTTCAATGCTTTAGCTTTACGACCCATATCGCCTTTCATATCACCTGAGTCAAACTGATTAACTTCTGTCGGGCTCATTAGCATACCTAACGAATCGATTACAAATAATACTTTAGGTCGATCTTCTTCTGGCAATTCTTTGTAATCTTTAATAAAAATGGAAATAGTTTTTGCAACATCGTCGATCATTGCCATATTTAGTTTTAATAGTTTTGACTCGTCTATATCAACTCCAAGAGCAGTTAACCAGTCAGAGTCTAAGGAATTTTCAGAATCGATTAAAATTACAAAAATACCTTGTTTTTGAGCATGTTTGATTATGTTTCCTGAACATATAAATGATTTGCCTGAATTGTGACTAACAATACCGTCGCCGTAATACCTATGATTATTATGTAAAACTTCAAAATCATAACATTCGGCGTCTTTTTGATTAGTTATATCAATAACTGATTCAACACCATTTAGTGTTTGGACTTTCATTCCTAGTTCTAGATCGCTTGCTTGTACCCAAGAATCATCATCTAACTGGACAAGATGGTTTACTGCACACACTGTTTCAAAAGACTGAGTACATACTTTAACCATTTTAAGAGCTCCCTTATCAAACCATTTTCCCAGTGTTTGATATCCGTCAGGAGTGTTTATTTCAATATCATACTTATTAGTATGGTATAATTCGCGAAGTTCTTTCACTGTTACTTCTTTTTCGATATAATTCATAATATCACCTTAATAATGTTGTTAATAATTTATTTTTCTTTATATCGAATCATAACTTTAGCTGAGTCAGGTAAGCAGCCACTTTCTCCTGCAAATACACTAACTTTACCTAATGGGATACCTTTATTAAAATCTCCTGAAATTAGATAATTTAACGCATAATTACCTGTGCTAATCCAATCTGTAGGATCGTTAAAACCTAAACCCATACCAGAGATAGATTTAGTAAGTTCTTTACGGAACTTACTGGGGTCAAATGATTTTGTCATATATTTTTTCCTATTATAAAAATTGCTTAGCTACCGGTATAGTAGCTAAGGATACTATGAAATTTATTGTGCTTGTCTTGAACGAATCATAGCTAGGATATCTTGAGCACCACCTGTAGGAGCCGATGCTTTTGGTTCTTCAACTTCTGCTACAACAGGATTAGTAAATGCTACTTGATCTTCTTCCCAAGGTGCATCGTCTGATGATGCTGCTGGTGTTGAAGGTTGTGCTGCTACTGGTGCCGATGTTGCTGCTTTATTATTGCTATCCGAAGCTGATAAACCTGGAGGACGGAAATGTTGACCCCATTTAACAGGATCGTACGGTTCGCCATCTACTGATGCTTCAAACATTTCTTTAATAATTTTAACTGCAGATTCATCAGGTTTATTAGGTAAAAAATCTGATAAATTAAATAGTCCATATTTATTTAATGCTTCCATTTCTTCATCGGACAGTGGTCTTTCTTTCCGAGCCCAACTAGAAGTTGAATAATCTGCAAATCCACTACCATCGGACGTTTTTTTCATTCTAAAATCTAAACCAGCAGTATAATCAGTTGGCAATTCTTCCATATCTGGATCCATTAATGCTTGCTTAATAATTTTAAAAATTTGAGGTCCAATGATAAATCTTCGAATAGGATTTTCAGGAGAATTGTCTTCTTTTAATGGATTTTGTACAACAAAACCTTGAAAGATATAAGATCGTTTTTTCCAATATTTACGAGCAATTGTTTCAAGCGAAGCGTCTGAAAACCATCCTCTCACTTCTGATAAAATTGGACAAGTTTCACCATACATTTCCATACAAGGAATTGTAACAGTTACTGGTTTTGATGCAGGATCGTTTTTAATTCCTGAAAATGGAAGTTTAATCATTTGCCGTTCTACCCAAAAGAACGTATTATCTGTATTACTATCCGGTAATAATCGAATAGTAGCGGTTTCGCCTTCTGCAATACTCCAAAATGGGTAAATTCCATTATCTAATTGGGTTGAAGTTGTTGCGTTTTCTTGTTGTTTGAGTTTTTCTCTAATTTCTGCCAATGATGCCATATTTTTTTGCCTATAAAATGTTATTAATAAATGCCTAAGTGTATTAACACTATTTTTTAATTGTAACGTAGTATCTCATACTGCGTCAACAAAATTAAAGTTGTTTCATTTGAACTACCAAATGTTTAAATAACAGTTGGCTTCTTAAATTTCTTTAAGAACTTTTCCTGCTTCAACAATACAGTATTGTGGTACTGTGCTTTCACAGGCATAAATTTCCTCTGTTCCTAAGGTATATGTATTTATCTATATTAGAGTAGTTGTATATCACAGTTACCTAATATAAAGTACAAAGTATACACTACACTTGCATGTAAGTCAATACTTATTTTTAATAGTTTACTATAATTTCTTTATATGATTGCAATTCTTGATAAAACAGTTTTAAGAATCGATGATACATTTTCATTTCTTTCTTACCATTTTGTGAAATAGTTTTATATTTGCTAGTAATCGATGGAATGGAAGAGTCAGCTTGAGTATTTTGAATATTTTTCAATATCAAGTCTATTGCTTGTACTTGTTGTTTTGGTGATAAGTTATGTATTTTATGAGATACTTCAGCAACTGCTTGATTAGCATATGCTGCTATTTCTTGGGGTTGAGATAGATATAACTGTTCTCTAAACGAATCATCTGTTTCGTTACTATACAACTTAGTTAAGAATTTTTCTAAATTAGGTTCGATATAACTTTTACGATACTCAGTATGTTTATCTGTTTTAACTTGTCCTGCATGTGTAAACTCATGCACAATAATTGTAACTAAATTGCTTATAGTATTATTGTACATATTAACCATCATGCTCATAGTATGCATATTTTTCTTTGATAGCTCTTTAAGTTTTATACTACTTTTCAAATTTGCTAAGTTTATTAATATTTTTTTAGATATTAATAACTTAGATTCATCCGGTATGTACTGACCTGTTCCTTGTTCTAATGTAGTAAATACTACTTCAATCGGTTTATGAGAATATTTTAATATTTTTTTGCTAATGTACTGTTTTAATTTAGATTCAATATTTGTTAAAATCTTGTTTGTTAATAATTTTATATCGGAATCGTCAAATTGTTGGTAAACGAGATTTGTTTGTTCACTAACAATTTGATCGATTTCAGATCGCAGTTCATTGAAATCTGCTGCAATTGATATTCTTTCTAATAGAATTTCATTAATTAGCATGTGATTGTGATGTTACTGTAAACCTGCTAAATCTTTAATTCTCAACAGATCGGTATCGTCTGCAATCATAGTCGATGACTGATTATGAAATTCTTCAAACTTTGTGTTTACACGTTCGATAAATGTTTTTGCCGGAGTGACAAATCGATCACCGTAACTTTTTTCAACCATTGTTAACACAGCAGTTTCACCTTTTGGAAATTTCCCAGTAGTCGAGTCATAAAAACTCATAATAAACTCACTCAGTGGAGTATGTGGTTTAACTGATTCATCTAAATCTTTTTCATCGTCTTCGTTATCATCAGTAGTATTGCCTACTTTTTTTGAAGTTGTTTTTTCATCTTCGGTACTTTCTTCAGACAAATTAAAATCGTCGGGCCCGAGTTCTTTAACTGAAGTTTTTTCAGAAATTAATCTATAAATGTAAGGAAAAATGTCTGCCAATTCTTCATTAAATTGTTTAATAGTTAACTGATCGATCCAATTTTCTCGAATTTCATCTGGAACATCGTTGTATTCTTCTTCTTTAAAGTTATTTTTAGCTTCAGTGTAATACGACTCTTTTTGCAACATCATAATTTCTTTTTTTACATAATTCATGCGTTCTTTAATAACATCAGTATATTGCGACAAACTTTCAGCCATTACACCTGACCGATTCATATATGATTTAAATTTACGAAGTTTACTTAATTCCTCTGATAAATCTACAATATGCTGACCAAACTGATCAAATGGTGTTCCACCTTCGCTTACATGTCTAGCCATTGCCCTAGCACCGTTTAAATGATTAAACGGATATTTAAATCGTTCACCCTCGTTACTTTCAATAAATAATGCGTTTACAGAATGCGATCTGTTTGAAGTTTTTTCTGTGTTAATAGGTTGCGAATGTTTGATAACTAATCTTGCATTATTAATGTTTTGGTAACTTACTCGTGAAGTTCCGTACATTGCCGATTCATTCATTTGGTCTTCCCCAGTGTGTTTAGCTAAGAATTTATAATCTCTTTTATTTAAATTTGTTTTTGTAATGTCTCGAACATCAAATCGTAATCGACGTTTTCTTGAAAAAACTCTTAATCCCTTTAAAAAATCAAACCATTGTGATTTTGATATTTCATCTTTATCTGACACAAAGTCTTTTGAAAATATTATTATTATTTTATTATCTTCCAGTTTAATTGTAATAGCACCGAGCTCATTTCCATTATGCTCGTAATTAAAATCAAAGAACCTAGCGTCATGCGGATTATTGGTTATGTTTCCATCTTTATCACCTATAGTAACATTTGGAAACCTTCCTCGAATTTTATTAAAAAGATCATTACTTATTTTGTTAATTCTATTCATATTATTATTTATCAGATTGAGCTCATAAATATTGGCATAGGAATCTCATAATTTTCATCATGACTCATTTGTGTAAATGTGTTATAGACTCTAGGATCCCAATCTTTTAATACAGACATCATTCGTATAGCTAAAAGTGCTGCACTAACTAAATCATCAGTAAGTCCAGTTTTTGCTTGAAAACTTGAGCCCGATGCAATAAATCCTTTTAATTCGCTTATAAATGGTTTAGAGCAAATTATCATTTTATCATTTTCTATCATTGTTTTTAATCGACTGCACGCTGTAATTTTTGTACTGTACGTAGTATTAAATCCTTTACGAAACTTTCTAACATGACCTTTCCGCATAGGTTCGGATATAAATAAACCTGGAATATTTTCTTCCCCAAAATCGTTTATAACAATTAATGCTGCTTCACCGATTCCATTGTTTTCAACAGACCAGTAAATATTATTTGTTTGGTTACATTCGTATTGAATATATTTACATATGTCTGTTAATATTTTAATCTGTCCAGGTATTGATGTAGTATTGTGTTGCCATTCTGCAACTTGCTCATATGTTGGTAATTCAAATACTTCAATAGCCGCGTAGTCACCGCCGGTACCCATACTAGGATCTAATGCTACACAATATGTATACTGCGGTAATGGCTTTTTGTACCATCGAACTTGACCCATGTTTAAAATAGGTGCTTTTCCATCCATTTGCGATAACTTTATCGAATTAATTAATGTTTCGTCAAACACTAAAAACTTACAATTCGAACTTAATAGGGTATTAGTGTAATATCGATGTCCGTTACTTACTTCAATAACATCGTATACAGGTTCAATGAAATCAACAATTTCTTTTGCAACTAGTCGAACATTACCTTTGCTAGTGAGAATTGTATCACCTATTCTTAGTTCGTCTGCAGTTACTACAGTAGTTAAATCAACGTATAACTTGTGATTAAATGTACATTTAAGTTCTATGCTATGCTCAAATATCAATTTAATAACATATTTTTCTCCCATCATGCTAACACCAGCAAAAGGTTGAAAACCGTTTGGAGTTAATATTTTATACCCTTTTGTATTTTTTCTTAATTCTTTCATTCCTGAATTATTCTCAATTAATTTATTATCAAACGACCATTTTACACCACAATATTTATTTGTACATTGCATGTATTGCATACTTGTAAATATCAACATTGGAGTATTACAGTACTGACAATGAATCATAGTTTTTCCATCATATTAAATAACTGGTTAATAGTAACAATAAAAATATTTCCATTTTCATCTTCTATTGTAACAGTAGTATTTCCTACTACACACTCGTACTCACGTTGGAATCGTTCGTCACCGATCCTTCCAATTTCTTCTTGTTTCCATTTTTCATCTCTATCAGGATGTTCATTCCAATGTGCCGTAAATGGGAAGAATCCATTTTTTCCTATAATTTGTTCATTTCCATGATCATCAAATTTATCTAATGCTTGATGCCAAATTGTTGCAAATGTATCTTCGTCAGAGTTTGGTGTACTAGTAATAATAGCTTTACCACCTGTTGCTAATGTAGGAGAAATTGATGCCCAAAAGTCTGTAGCTATATTTGGTGCAACAAATGCAAACTCATCGCATTGATGGGAGTTGATTTCATTTGCCATTATTACATGATTTTTTGCATTAAAAATCTCATACGTATGATCTAATACCGTATCTTCAAGCTTGATTATTTTCTTAACAGATTTGTATGAATCTAGTGTATCACCTACATTTAAATCAGACACTTTTATTTCTTTTTTATTAGAAAAAAATCTATGATTATTTGTTGCAGTTACAAAGCTGTTGTCGTCAAAATAAATTTTACGAGAATTTTTGTTTGCATTTTCGTTGAATATTAATCCTTCAAAATCTTCCCACCCGTTAGGAGTTAATATTTCGTATTCGTCATTTGATATATAGTTTTGATTCATAAGATCTTTCCATTAATTAGTTGCGGGTAAGTCTACCATATAGTTCTGCTAATGTTAGTTCTTCTTCAACTAATGTGTGTTTATTTCTAACTTTAACAGTAGTAGTATCACCGTCTAAACAGTACAACAACGAAATAGACATACCCCTTCCTGTACTAGCTGTTGTAGTTTGGGCAACAATTCTAGAACCGTTCTCAAATTCGATAGATTGTTTATTATAATTAACTACCCCTGCCCTAATATAGTCAGTGCATAACTCATACCCGTATCTAATCCGTTGCATAATTTCTTGAGCACCGGTATATTTATGAGCTGCAATTAATATTGTTTGATCAGGGTTAAACATTGCATACCATAATAAATATCCCGCAGCGCATGTTGTTTTCCCACATTGCCTTGATAGTAAATTGATATTGAATCGATGGTTATGGTAACTTTGAAGTAGTCTTTCTTGATATGGAAATGGTTTAAATAATAATTTCCCTTTTACTGGGTGCTGAATGTAATAGAAATTTTTCATAAAGTGTAAGTATCCTGTGTTTGGATCCATACACTTTACTAAATGTTGTATTTCTTGTTCAGTATACGTTTCTTTTTTGTGTGCTTTTTTAGTTAAGACACCATCAGATGCCGCCATAATAGCTCCTTAATATTTTTATATATTTAGTTAAGGAGCTAACGGCTATTTAAGATTGAACTCGGATAAATGATCGCATAGCATCAATTGACGATTGATCCCACGGTGTACCGTTTCCTTGATCGTCGTAAACATTTATATAAGTACCGTATCCTTCACCTAAAACATATTCTGTTTCGTTTGCATTTGATCCTGTACGAACTCCATGTTTGAAATTTCTAGGATTAACGTCGTCTTTCATTGCTCGAGTATTAACTTTAACACTGTATACATCAGTTGCAGTAATGCTATGGGAAACAGAATACTCGTCTTCTCCGCCTACAGTAGAAGATGAAACATAAGTAGTATCTTCATCAGGGTTTCCTAAAGCATCATCAACGCATAAATAATTAGATACCGCACCCGTAGGGGTAAATGTTGTAGAGTAATCAGCAGAAGGATACGTTAAAGTGCATTGAACAT